CGTCCTCCTTTCGCAATGAGGTGTGTCATGATCTCAAACGGCGTGCGCAGCTACGAGCTTAAAGTCTCTGTTGATAAGGCGCGTAATCGATTCGCCATCTCTGATGGCTCGTCAAATTTCGCGTTCTCGTCAACTTATGACTTTCTCGGGGCTCTGCATGTTGTTTTTGACATGTTGTCTATTCCTACGTGTAGATCTACTCTTTTGGAGTATGTTTACATGCTTCAGCATTTTTTAACGCTGAATGAGAATGGACTTAATACTTTCCTCATTTTCGAAATTCAGGACGTCCTTTGCGGCAGCCTTGCGACTGTCGCGCACTCTTTTACGAGTGTCGATGCATGACCACTGGAACTAAGGATCTCGATCTACGTTTTGGTGCGACCGGCCAGAAAACTGGTCTCGGTCACACTAAGATTTGGAATGGGTCTGACCGAGTGGCGCTCCCTATTAGGGTACGCCACCCCGGTTATCACTCACACTTGATCCGTCGTGGATCTTCCAGTGCGCCTTACGTGTTGCCTCCGTACCGTGTACATAATGCTTCTGTGTCCAATTCAGCGGACCTCCAAGAGCACCCTTACACTGTTACGGCGGCCTCCGAGGCGTCTGTGCGCATTGTTAATTCAGTGGGCACTCAGTTGTTTTTTGGCAACCAAGGATCCGCCAACGTGCCGGGTATCACTATCCTAATCGTTTCGGATGGACTTACGGCTAATGAGCAGATTGATTGTGTCAATCGTCTCAGGACGCGTCTTGTTGGTTCTGGTTTTAACCCTTCGCAGTTTATCGCGGGGGTGCCGGAGTCGCTGGATATGATTTATCATTCAGCAACCAAGATTCGTTCTGCCTACGGTCTCGTCCGCCATGGTCGGTTTGGCCAAGCGCAGCGTGTTCTCTTCGCAGGTACTCGTTTTGCTGCTAATAAACAGCGGACGTTACATGCGAAAGACGCTGCTAACGCTTGGCTTGAACTGTCTTATGGCTGGCGTCCATTGGTGCAAGATGCTTTCGAGGCTGCTACTTTCCTCGAATCTGCTACCTCGCGCCCACGCGTATCTACGACTCGCGTGCAGGTTTCGAGGCCGATTATTTTCAAATCGACTTCGGACCCTGGAGTTGCCTATGCTTCATCGAAAGGAACTCATAGCTATCGTATTAAAGCGATTGCTACTGAATCGTTATCCGGTGCATATTTGTCTGGTCTTACAGACCCGGCGAGTACTATCTGGGAGGCTCTTCCTTTCAGTTTCGTTGCCGATTGGTTTATTCCGATCGGTAATTATCTGGAAGCACGGGCTTTTGCTTCTGCGGTTTCGGGTACATTTGTCATAAGTGACGTTAAGTCATTTATGGCTGACGGTGTGAAACTGTCAGCACCCCCGCGTAGCATTAGCGGTCGCTACTTTATGAGGAAGACGGTATTGGTTCGCACCGTATCGTCTTCTATCGGAGTGGCGCTTCCTACTTTCAAGCCGCTTTCCACGGTACCAGGCTGGACTAGAGCAGCTAATGCTCTATCCCTTCTTGTACAGCGGCACGGTTCGTCAGCAGAGTAAAACCTGCTTCTGTACCACCTGAGATTGGATTCCCTTTCTCAGAACCCATTGGAGGTTTATTATGGCAAGTATTGCCGATATCACCGTCTTTGACGGTGCTTCGACACCTGTTACTCATACTCTCAATGCCATTTCGGTTGTTTCACAACCTGATGGCAGTGTTGAGGCGCTTTGGCGCGAATCGCTTTCTGCGACTCCTGCTTACGCGAACATTGAGTACCGGTTGCGAATGGAAACGCTTAAGTCTGGCGTACAGCGTATGACGGCTCGTGTTTCGGTCCCCGTAATGGAGGCCGTTCTGAACCAGAATGCGCAGGGTTATACGGCTGCCCCGAAAGTGGCATATGTTAACACTCTGTCAAGTCAGATGCTTGCCAGTCCTCGCAGCACTGTCACGGATCGTCGCCTTGCTCGTATGATTCTCACGAATCTTATGAACGGGGTGACGACCTCGACCGTTGCTGCAACGTCTGGCAGTATTCCCGATCTCTTCGATCGCTGGGTTATGCCGACCTAATCCTTTTGGATTTGTTCGGTATTCTTGAAAGGTTACCTTATGAGAGCTTCCCAGAAAGGGAAAGTTGTTCTCGGTGGAATGGAAGCTACGCTTCCTCCTTCGTCCCAGGTTGATCTATATTTGGGCATCGCGAGATGCTTGGGTATACGAGATCAGTCTGTGCTTGACTCTGTACGTCTTCTTGACTACAGCGTCCTCAGTAACATGAAGCCTTCTCCGCGCGATTTTTCTGATCGCGATGAGTACTTTCGCCATGCCCAATTCGCCGCACTTTTTCGTAAGCGTAGCGACGTGGGATCTGATGAGAGTAGAGAGCTTACCGCTCTTAAGACCTATATTGATGCTGAGTTGCGGTGTCGTGAGTCGAATGTTTTGCTCAGGGCTTGGTATACCGGTAGCGGTACTAATTACGTGCCGCCTCTGTTTTCCGCGTCGCTTTTGGCAGCGCGTAAAATTGTATACTCTGTTCTGGGTACAGCCCCTGACTTTACGGCACTGCCCATTCGCTTCGGTCCTGGTGCAACTACCCAGGTGAAGAGAAATGAAGCGAACCTGCGCAATAAGTTGTCGCAGGGATTCGCGTGTAGCGAAAGTATGCTCCCCTATATCCGCGAGGTTATAGAGAGCATGCCAGATTTCGTTTTCCGCGATAGCGGAAGCGGTGAATCTGCATCAGTCTGTGTGGAAATTCATCCCTCACGACTGAGTTTCGTCCCTAAGTCTTTTTCTACGTTTCGCTCTATCGCTGTCGAGCCTTGGCTGAATTCAATATTCCAGCTTGGAGCCGGCGCGGTTATTGCGAAACGTTTGAAGAAAACTGTTGGCATCGATATCCACGATCAGTCTCGTAACCAAGAGGCCAGTCGTAGAGCGTCGATAGATCAATCTGAAGCAACGATTGATCTCAGTAGTGCTAGCGATACTATCTGCTTCGAGCTTGTCAGGTTGTTGTTACCTCCTGACTGGTTCGCGCTCTTGCTCGCTTTGCGTTCGTCGACTGTCAGCTACCGCGGCATAATTAGCCGTGTAGAGAAATTCTCTAGTATGGGGAATGGTTTTACTTTCCCCCTACAGACGCTGATATTTTACGCCCTCGTCCGTGCTTGCACAGAAGAGGGAAACCATGACAGTTCGCGTATCCTCGCTTATGGCGATGATATCGTCTGTCCGACCGAGGCTTTTGACTCGGTCGCCGCCTTCCTTCGGTGGGTTGGTTTTATCGTTAATGTCGACAAATCCTTTTCCGACGGTCCCTTTCGGGAGTCCTGTGGAAAAGACTACTGGCAGGGAATAGATGTCCGTCCTGTGTTCCTGAAAAGGAACCCTGACTTTTTCGACCTTTTCGCGCTCCATAACGGTTTTGTCCGCATGGGGCGTGAGGATCTCGCAGATATTGTGTTCCGTCATATACCGGGCCACCTGGTCCTACTAGGTCCAGATGGTTACGGTGATGGTCACCTTATCCGCGAATTCGAGAAAGCCACGCTGAACAAGAAATTGCTCAGTCGAGGATGGCGCGGTTATACCTTTGATACCTATAGCCGCAGGGCGAGGCGTTTTACACGTCCCCGCCCCGGCGATTATTTGTATCCTTCCTACTCCATCTATGTTTTCGATGGTGAGGGTTCACCTAACGCCCTTCCGGGTTTTAGGGGGTATAAACGCTTATCTATCTACACTTTAGCCTAGTGATGAACTAGGGG